CCTCAGCAGTAAAGCGAACCAATAACGATTCACCATCATCAATAGATGGAAATTCATTATGTTCTGGATTCTCCAACAACTCCTCATTTAATTGATCTTGAAAGTTAGCGGAAGATATATCCCAGATGTGGATTTTTGGTTCGTAATCGGTAGCATCCCTTGGTATCATGGCATACAATACCCGGAAACTAGCTTTATAAGCATCCAATTCCTTTTTGTCAGCTCCTCCATTTTTCAATTTTGCCTGATACTCACATATAGGACAAGGCTTACCGAAGGTTGTAGGGCAAACAACAGAAGACTTTGAACTGCCAATATACCGATGCAATTTAAAGGGTTTCTTGTACCATTCCTCACCTACAGGAGCTGCAGCCTTATCCATATGTTTAGGATCAGTGACCATATAAGGTAGTATGTCAATTAGTACCTTAGTATCAATTTTTTCTTTAAATACTTTTACTCCGTTTGGAAGGGTTAAATAACCATAAGAAGCACCACGATGCTTTTCATCGTTGGCACTTTGATTCACTCTTCCAGCAAATCCTTTACTTGTTTTTTTCATATTCCAATTTTATTAGATAATTATTAATTATTACGTTTCATTTTCGATTTAACTGCATTGTTGGCTTGTTCATTTTGGGTAAATATTTTCCACTCATAACTTAATTCCCTAGGTGAATCAGGTCCAGCATTATATCCTTGTCCTTGTAATTTTACCAAATTCTTTAATGCTTCTGTTTTGGTAAAGTGAAATTCATCCTTTGCTATCTCTGCCATTTGACATTCATACTGAGCTTCTATCCACTCCTCTTTAGCGGCAATATGATCAGGATGGGTACGGTAGAAGGCTTCAATATCAACAGCCGTAGGTTTTTCTTTTTTACAATACTTCAATGGATTACTATTAGCTTTTGCAATTAGTTCAGCTCTGGTTACTTTGATATTCTCCTCAGCCTGATTTAACCTTTTTTTACATTCAGCATAATGTTTACCATATTTCATTACGAGGTTTGGCAGCCGAAGTAATTCAACGTCCAACGCTTCTGGGTCAATTCTAAGGTCTTCTTTGTAATTCATTTTTTATGTGTTTTAAAAATTAGCTCACATTTATAAACCATCCTCATCTATACATTTATCCCATAAAGGACAATCTTCACAAGATGGATATTTGTCATTATCTACTCCAAATTTATGATCACTAGGACAAATAGGATCAATAGGATCAATTTTTTTAGACTCAGATTTAAGAACCTGAACCAATTGAACATCATCAATAAACGTTTCTTTCTTACCTAAAATAAGATCATAAATCCAGTTAACTTTACCATCAATTAACGTTACTTCCTCATTAGTTACTGGAGTAGTGTCGTTTAACTGATTGAAGAATTCATTCAAGGCATTTAATCGGTTTTGAATCTGATTATCAAATTCTGTTTTTACCTGCTTTATGGTTCGTGCATAAGATGAATTCCTATCCATTTTACTTTTACCATCACTAAAGGATGTATTTAATAGTCCTTTATAATAGGCACTTACTTTTTGCAATTCATTGGCAAAATCTAAAGTTTCTTTTTTCATAATTATTTTCTAGTTTTTAATTACTCGATAACAAGCATACACAAGTCCCGGAAATCCAGAACTATAAAGATTCTCAATAAAGCATTCCATTACCAATCCAGCCTGATCATTATCAGTTTTAAGTAATATAGCCTGGCAGTAACCTAATACAGCCCTCCTTATACCCTCAGGATCTTGGTCACGTAATCCAGCCAATACATTTGCTACCTTTTTCCACGGAGTTCCTTTAGTCAATAATATTCTGCAAAGTTCAATGGTTTGGCTTTGCTCCTCTGCATACTTAATAGCTATATTGATCCTTTGTTCAGGTTCAGCTAATAGAACTTGATCAAGCGTATTAAGGGCATTTCTAGCGTGTCCTTGAGCATCTTGAATAATTTGATCAATTACCTCCTTTTCTAATTTAATGCCTTCTTTCCGGCTGGTTTGACGTAATAATAACCGCATATCATCCTCACTGAGTAAAGAGACTTGAAATTGAGAACAGCGACCTATAATAGTAGGTAGTAGTTTCTGAGGATCAGTGGTGCAGAGAATGAAGTAAACATGGCTTGGAGTATCTTCAAACATTTTTAAAGCTGCGGATTGAGCATCATTAGTTAACTTATGCACCTCATCCAATAACCATACTCTACAATCTCCTTTGGAAGGTTTATACTGGATTAATGATCTTAAATCCCTTATTGTATCAACTCCTCTGAAATCAGCGGAATCTATTTCGTTAAAATCACTTTCATGACAACCTAATTTAGTTGCTATTATTCGACCAATAGTAGTCTTTCCGCATCCTGAGGGTCCTGAAAGAAGGAATACATGAGGACATTTTTCTTTATCTTCCAACATTTTAGATAAGGTTGAAACAAGAGCTTCATTTCCCTTTATTTCATCCCAATCCGTTGGTCTATGTCTTAAATATAAACTACTCATATTATTTTTATAGGTATAAATGATGATTATCAATAAAAGTTCAAAATTAATTAAAATTTTTTAAATATCATAATTTTTTAAAAGAAATCTTTTTTCATGAATGTCCAATTATGATCCACGGGAGCCATTTCAATCTCAATATCTAAAGGTGTAATAATCCAATCCCATTCCTTCCTAATATCCTCAGTCATAATCCTTTTAATAATTGGTAAAAGATAATCCCTTTCATTTGGATCAATACTCATAACTAAGGAATCATGTATCTGCCCAATGATCCTACTATTAAGATTATTATCAATGATAAATTGATCTACCTTAATTAAAGACCATAATAAACAATGGAAAGCAGCGCATTGAATAGGTGAATTAAGAACGTTATTCATTGACATAGGTCCGTGGAATCTGAAACCTGTATATGAATCTACATATCCATTTTTTTGATATTCTTTAAATAGTTTACCTTGATAGTCTTTACCTGTCTTAAATATATCATTCCAAAAATAATTCTCAACGGATTTAATATGTTCCTCGTAATGTTCAAAGTAAGTTAAACCTTTTTTGATCATATAATCGGACATATTTAGACCTTCAATTTCATAACCTAAATTAGGTTTGAATTTGCTAGTTTTTGGTACCTTTCCCCACTCAAATAACAGATTGGTTGCACATGATTTATACCAACTTCCATATAGTTCTGGAAATACAAATCCATTCTTGGCTGCACTTCTGAAATAACCATGTTTAGATTTATCGAAATCTTTAATCAGGAAGGCTTTTGCTGCAATATCTCCATGTATATCGGATTTAGGATCATTAATATACTTTAACATTGTTGGATCCTTATAATAGCATCCTGCAATTCTAAATTCCACCCCTGAAAAGTCAGCCTCCAATAATTGATGACCCTTTAATGGATAGATACATGACCTTACTATATTCATTGCCTCCTCATCTCTTTTGGGCATGTTTTGGAAATTTGGTTTATCACTAGAGGACCTAAAGGTTTTTACTAAATGAAGATTGAAAGAGGGATGTATAACACCATCAACTTGCTCCCTTATAAATCCTTCTAAGTATGTATCCCTAACTTTCTTTAATTTCCTGATCTGTAATAATAGATTTAATTCAGGTATGTTCAATTGTTGTAAGGCATTTTCATCCGTAGCGCCTTGTCCTGATTTAGTCTCATAAGAAGTTTTTAACTTCATTATTTTATATAGGTATACTGATAATTGAGTATTGGATTGAATATCGACCTTATCCTTAAATACATGATTCCAACGTTTATAGAAGTTAGTGGAATAGAATTCATTTTCCAGGTGATTTATTTTTTTGGTTATTGTTACTTTTTTCTTTTCACAATAATCCATATTAACCCTTAATCCAGTCCTTTCAGCTCTTGCAAGGGCTAAAGTACCTAAATGTAGTAGGTTATAGGCTTCGGATGATTTTATGTTTATTTCCATACACCATTTTCATTAATAGATTCCTTATATTCTGGAGTCCAATTATCTTTTTTCAAATCTTTATGTTCCTCTACCCATTTTCTCAAATACTCACCCATACTTTTAAACCATTCCTTTTGTGAGCTAGTTAATAAGTTCATTGATGAATATTTATTACCCTCTTTAATTGTAGCCTTTGTCATATACTCATGTATTTCACCAGACCAATTAACTCTAGGAAGATATAACCAATAAGGTTCTAAACAAATAGCCAATTTATCAGCTACACATAATTTGGAGTATTGAGCCTTATCCTTTTTAGCATAAAAACGTGAATGGTAAAGACAGAAATAGTACCATTTCAAACCAAATAATACACTTTTAGTTCCAATTTTCATAATAACCCTCCTACATAACTATAATCCAATAATTCCCTTTGTAAATTAGCCAATCTAAAAGTGGCTATTGTATCCATTCCGTTATAGGTCATTAACTTTAATTTTCCTTCCTTAGACTGCATTAATTCCAAAATTCTATTAAAAGCATTCCCATCCTTACTCTTACTTTCAAGGTATGGTTTTATTTCACTCGAATAATCAATAACACCAAATTGGACATAAGTTTGAAACTTTAATCCTGTTACCCCTTTTCTGTTATCAAGTTGATGAGCTGCCAACATAGTATCCCAGACTAAACCTTCAATTGATTGATCCAATAAAACAGCGGACCAATTATCCTCATATTTCATATTTTGACAAATCTTTTGGATTTTATGATCCGCTATGAATCGGATCCATTGATTAATTTTCTTCTGGGTATTGAGTTCAAACACATAGGAGTGGTCTGGAGTATCAGAAACGGAAATGGTTACTATTTTATGCCCTTTGGCATGTGGTTTTAGCCCTGTCGTTTCATAATCAATAG